TAAGACTTTGATTTTTTCTGAATCAGAGGTGCGAGTTATCCAAGCCTGCCAATGAACGTGGCCTTGTGGGTAGGTTTGTGTGGTGCTGGAAGAGACTTCGATGAAGTAGGTGCTGTCTGCTTCTGTGGCCTGAATCTTAAACTCAGTTGAAGAGCCACCATGTGAGCGAGCGATATATTCTAGGGAATACGAATCTGGCGGATAATCAGAAGCGAGATCGTCCTTGCGCCAAAGCCAGCGTTCGCCAGCTACAAGACGGTCAGGTTCAATTGTGGGGTAGTTTGCGCGGTCGAATTGATTGGTTGCCATGCGCTAGAAATAGCGCAGAACTTCAAGCTTGTGGGCAGGATTGGCAGAATTGGCAGAATTGGCAGAATTTAGAGATTATTGCGTTTTGAGATAATGCAAAAAAACCTTGGCATAACTGGGAAGCCGACGTTTGCCAGTTTCCCAATCTTGCCAAGTTCGGTAGGAAACACCGCATTTTTTGGATGCTTGAACCATTGATAGGCCCAACTCTTGTCGAGCCTTTCTGAATTCGATGCTGGTCATGGCCTACGAATTTGGTCTGGATCTTCACTAAGTTCCATGTGTAAGTCCCAAGCTTCTTGACTAAAACAACCCGCGTATTCTTCGCGGGCATCACCACTGCGCAGAAAGTAATGCAGTGTTCTTTGACGCTTGAGATCATTCAGAACCATGTAAGATCTGTCTTGATGCGGATCGTACATAACCGTGCATTCTTCCGCTTCACCGCTTTTGACGAGTTTTCTGCCGTAATTTTTTGAAATTATCATACTTCCTCCACTTGAACGACTTTGCCCTCAACAACCTTGACGACTTCAATCCCATTCAACTGGTGATCGTCAATGCGCCACAACCCATCTTCTTCCCAGAACTCGCAGATTTCCGCAGCAGTTTGTCCTGACTCTGCTTCCATATCTCCAAAACAGTAATTTTGGTTGATGTAGTCAATGATGATTTGTTTCTGGTTCATACTTCCTCCACTTAATAACTGTATTGTTTATAATGCTCTTTCATTAGTTTCTTGGAAGCATAGTGAAGCTCAATCAACTTGCCTTCTAGTAAATCCTTGAGGTGAACTTGAGCATCAGCTTTTACTTGACTTGGATCAAGTGAGTATTCCTCTGCATATGCTTTTTCATCAATTTCGACTGTAATTTTTATTTGCATTTTAGTGTCCTCTCTAGTGCCTGATTCAGATCAGCCTCATTACTGACCTGTTGAATCTAGTATGAACGCATTGCGTGTATATATCAACAAAAAAAAGCACACAATGCAGATTTTTTTTATTTTATTACTAATTTAATTTTGCAAAGGCGTCTAAGTAACTGGTTTGGCTTTCGATTCTCCAGCTTCCACCAACCTTGTAAGCCGGAACTAAGCCGGATTCACAGAATCGGTAGGCTGTTCGCTCGCTGACGTCCAACTCAGCAGCCAACTGTTTTGGTGTCAAATATCGGTTCCTTCGGTTTCGCATACTAAAACCTTTGAATCCAGTTGTTAGGTCTTCGTGCAGGTTTCAAAGTTCTTCGTCTTGGTGCTTCCGGTGATTCTGGAATCGCTGATTCCACTTTTTCGGCTATTTTAGCAGTTCTCTGTAGTCGTTTCCAGTCTCGAATGTTTAGCGAAGACAAGGCTGCTAAACTATAAACTAAACAATCCAAGGCTTCATTGCGTGGTCTGATTTTTATCCACTCTCTGCGAGGAAATCCTTTGTGGTACTTCGTGACGATTTTTTCAGCGGTGAGTTGTGCAAAGTATTCTTCATCCAAGTGTCTCGGAAATCTTAGTGCTTCTGGTCCGCTTGCGATTCTGAGCCTGCCAAAAATCGCTTGTTTTATCGTATCCACACCAACCGGAAAGAGTTTGATTCTGCCGGAATTGTTTCGGCTTGGTCTACCGATTGGTGGCTTGCCTTCACCACCTACGCCTTTGATTGCATAAATTCTGGAAGCGGTTCTGCTTCTCACAAATTCATAAACCGCTTGCGTAAAGTGTCCACCGGAGTCAATACAAGCCGCTTGCACTGGCAACTCGTGACCATCGGCACAACGCCACCTTTCTTTCAGAAGTTTGTCGAGTTGAATCCAAGTTTGCGGTGCGGCTGGATCTGAATGCAGAATCTGATGGTCAAGAATAAAGCCTTCGTTGTCCTTGCCTGTTCCCAGAAACGTCACTTCCAATCTATCGTCTTGAACGTCAATTCCTGCCGTAATCACCAAGACTTCTGCTGGTGCTGGTGCTTTGTAGACTTCTCGACGGTTGTACAAACCGTGTTCGTCAATTGTCTCGCCTTGGTCTTCCCATGTTTCGCCCAGGCTGAGATTGACAAAGGTCTGAAGCTGCTGTGCTGAGTTTTGGCATTGCAAGAATTCTTGTGCCATTTCAGCAAGCCTAGTCCAAGGTGAGTACAACGCATTAAGCCGGAAACCTGCGATTCCGTTGCAATGGCGTTTAGCTTTCCAGCTTCCTGCTCGAACTGCTCTTAATCGCTCGCCTTCGGTCCAGCCTGTTTCGCATTTTTCACAATGTAACTTTGCGTCTGAACCGTCACCTGTCCATCTGACGGAATTCCATTGCAAGGTCTGCTCATGCTGACAATGCGGACACTTCACAAAATAAAATCTTTGGTCTGACTCTTCAAACCAACGCTCAATCACCGAAACGCCTTTGACGGTTGGAGTTGAGACTAACACGATTTTTCTATTCCAATACGTTGACGTTCTTTTCATTGCCAATCGCAACGGGTCGCCATCAATCTTAGCCGTATACGGATAACGGTCAGTCTCGTCACAAAGCAAAATTCGGATTGGCCTAGAAGACAAACCTGTTGCCGAGTTTGCACCAACCAACGTCAGTTGCCCACCAGCAAAACGCTTCTGTAAAATCGTGTCTCTTTGGTTGCCTTTGCCGTCAAGCGTTAGCTGCTTAAGTTCTGGCGAATCTCGCAGCATTGGAAAGATTCGTTCCTTGCTGAAACCTTCGGCAGCGTCAACCGTAGGCTGAAGAAATAGAATTGGGCTTGGGTCAAAGTGGATGAAGTAGCCCAAAGTGTTCAGCAGGATTTCAGATTTGCCGCATTGTGCTGAAGACATTAAGACAACAGTGTGAATCAGTGGGTCGCTGATTGCGTCCATGATTCCGCGCTGAAACTCGGCTCGCTCGGTACGCCATTGACCTTGCTCGGCTGAAGCTTCACCGGACAATTTCCGGTATTCATCAGCCCATTCGCTGATTGTCAGTTTTGGAGGAGGTTCAAAATACTGGAGAGATTCCTGAAGAACTTGCTGAAGTAAACCGCTCATGCGTAGGCGTCAAGAGGTACGTCTTTGAATTCTTTCAAAGCTTCTTCCAAAGCATCTGCAATGATGCCTTTGGCTTCTGTCAGAGAGGTTGCTTGCAAAATGTCCGGTGCAAGCTTGGTGGGCATGGCAAGAACGCGAGAACGAAAAGCGATGATTTGCGAAACCCAAACGTTCTTGACGTTGTCCGCTCGTAGCAGCTCACGCTCAAGCAATTTTCCTTCAAGTTCGGTTTTATTGGCCTGCGCCTTGGTCAGTCTGGTCTTCTCATACTGCAAGTCATTGCCAACTCTTTTCTTAACGTACCATTCGACGCATTTCGTCAAATCATATTGGTTTTCTTTGCCGTCCATACCCTCCAAAGGCATACCCTCATTGTGCCATTTTTGGATGGCTCGCGTGGTGACTCCAAAGGCTTCAGCAATTTCAGATTGATTGAGGACCATACATAAGAACCATAAGTTACTGTAAACTCAGTGTTTATTCGACGTCAGAAATACCCGCTGGGAAAACGCGGCAAAGTACCTAACGCATTGACTTTCTAAGTGCTTCAAACCGTTTGCGCTCGTCTTCGAGTTCCTGAAGCTCAACGTGGCTTCTGTTCATCGACAGGTGATTCATTCTAAGCGGTTTGCTTGGGTTGCCAATATAGACAACCCCAGGCTCAATCCTTGAGCGGCTATGGACTACGGTTCCCATACCAAGCATGGTGTACGAGCCGATCACGCTGTATTGGTGAACGCTGACGTTTAAGCCTAGATTTGCGTTCCGCATGACGTGGCAATGTCCAGCCAAGAGCGCAGAGTTGGCGAGCGTGACGTTTTCTTCAAGATAACAATCATGAGCAACGTGGCTACCAGCCATCAAGTAAGCAAACTCTCCGACTACGGTTTGGCGTTGAATCCCAGCGTGAACCGTGACGTATTCACGAATCACTGAGCCTTTGCCGATCTTGACGCCCATCAGCTTGCGTCTGCTTCGGTGTTGTGGGTCAGAACCAATGACTGCGCCAGGATAGATTTCGCAGTTTGCGCCAATGTCTAACGGCCCATAAAGGCAAACGTTTGGCCCAATCTTTACGTCCTTTCCAAAGGTAACGTCACCTTCAACGACAACGGTTGGATGGATTTTCATAGCCAGTGCGCCATCAGTTGGGGTTCAATGTTTGGTGGCTTGGGGTTACCGTGAAAGTAAACGATTCGCGCCTTGCTTCTATGTTCAGGCTGATTTGTCCAGTGGACTTTGTAGCTTTGAATCTGATGCTCAAAGACTTGGTCAAGTCTTGTGGCGTTCGCACAGACAACACGTAGAAAAGCCATTTCACTCGGTAGGTTCTTATATTGATAATTGATTCCGCTTTCTGCTCGGTGTTGCCACAAGTTCCAGATTCGCTTGACTTCAGCAGCACTGAATAAGCCGATACCGTTGCAGATGGTGTGAGGCTCGAATGGATCTGTGAGTAGCCCACACTCACCTCGCCAGTTCAGCAGCTCGTCAATGTTTCCGGTGATGAGCGTATCCAGCCCAATGATAAACCTGCGGCCTTTGCCTAGTCCTGGTCTGAACGCTTCCATCACACAAGCCCAGCCTAAGTCTTCGCAGTCGAGTGCAACTTGTGTGACGGTTTCGTTGAACTGATACTCTCGGTCTGTCAAGCAAATCAACTTGTGAGTCTTCGTTGTGTTTCGCTTGATCGCTCGCGCCAATTTGTCCACCCACTCTGCCGAGTATCCGGCATTTGCACTGTAGCTGGGTAAGTGCCGCTCTTTGCCGTTGAAGAGAATACAAACGATGTCCATTAAGCCGCTACCTTCCTCTGCTTTGGATTCATGATTTGTTTCCGCCAATAAGCGAAGTTTCTAGGCCAGTGGCGTTTGATGGCGAGTTCGCCCACATACTCGAAGTCAAGCCGCTCGGCCTCGTAATCTGAGCCACTAACAAAAATCACAAACCACTTCGCCACGTTTTTGCTCGTTCGTTTCTTTATGCCGTAAGGTCTGCCGCTTCTGTCTCGCACCACGAAATAGCTATACTTCGTTTTTTTCTTAGCCATGCTCTTGGCTGTGGTGTTTTGCATAGCGTCAGGATTCGCTTGCAGATAACTCAACATCTGAGTGATAGAGCCTCTGGTCAGGTTGCCGTATTTGTCGAGTCTTGCCTCTTCGGATGGGACGGCATACCAATTTTTGGGCAATGCGCCAATCCGGTAAAGTGCTTTCTCGAATCGCTTGTGTTCTCGGTCCTGTCCAGTGATATGCGGTAACAGGATTTCTTCTGCCGTCAGCGAACTACCAACAACGCCTTTAAGATCCTTCGCGTACACTCTGCCGTTCTGGTCTTTGATAGAATATTCGACAAAGAGTGAGCCTCTGCGTCCTGGCTTTTTTTTGTTCTTCGGCACGATGAACGGTGTTGGACGATCAAAGACGTCTTCCATTTCTTCGTAGAGTGCAAAACGTACATCGAAGAGCGTATCTCTGACTGCCTTGCCTACAGCATCCGGCATTTTCTTAGCGACTTGTCGCAGGTACTGCCTTGGGATTTTTAGTCCGGTGTCGCCTTTCAGTGGCATGGGCTATTCTCTGGCAAAGTTTACATGCTTTGAAATCATTGAAGAAAACTTTGGTGTTGGGTTTGTGCGTCTGGCAGGATTCGCAAAAACGCATGGACGGTTTTTGTTTTAGCTTCTCAAGCCTCTCTTCTAAGCGTTCGCTCAGAGGCTTTCTTCTGTCGAGCAAGGTGTAAAGCTTCACGTTCTGCTTCCTCTCTGCTAAGTCCACCATCGAATTGCATGATTGCCGCTCGTTCCTCGAACCAGACGTACAGGTCTGGATCGTAAAAACGTAACCGTTCCACTTCGTCGAAAATCTTTTCATTCATTGAGGCGCAGCGTCAGGCGAGCGTCCGTTAATCGCCTTTATTGCTTTTGATTGAGCAAACCTGCTTCGCGTGGATTGCCAGCACTCGCTGTGGCGACTCCTCAGTTTGGTTCGCCAAAGTTTACCAATCGTCACGCCTCAAAATCCTTGTACAATCGGCTTCCTGTTGCGCCTTCCTGTTGTTGATATTTTCCTGCATACGGTTGAGCGGTTGGCTCGTCTAATTGAAAAAAGACAATTTGGCAAATCCGAACGCCTGCTTTCAACAGGATCGGCTTTTCTGATTGGTTGTACAGTTCGAGCGTAATCTGTCCTTGAAAGCCGGAATCGACAAAGCCAGCATTTTGAATCTGCAAACCCAACCTTCCGACTGAACTTCTGCCAGCCACAAAAGCCGCTAAGTGATTCGGAACGCTGATCTTTTCCTGAGTTGAAGCCAGAACAAATTTAGAAGGCTCCAGCAAAAAATCTTCAGTCTGAACGTGTTGATAAACGGATTCTGAATCCAGAAAGAGAAATTTTTGTTTTACGCCCAACTGAGCGAAGGTGTTGCCCAAGTGCAAATCAACAGAGCAAGGTCCAACCTGGGCAAATCGTGGCAGGTGTCCAAGTTCTTTGAGTCCATTCAAAGTTTGGTGAGAGAGAATCATAAATCCGCCCAATCAAATTCTGTTGGTGAATAAATCCGAATCAGTCCGGTTTCGCCCCAGCGCTTTGAGGCGTGAACGTCCCAAATCTCTTTGTCTTCTTTTCTCAGTGCGTCTTCCAAGGATTTTAAGAGGTTGGACAAATCCGGTGTTTGCTTGTGCGGTTTTCCGTTCATCAGTGACTTCTGGCGAATCGACCAGCTCTTGGGCATGGGAATCACGAACTCAACGGCAAAGCTGTCTGGCAGAACAAACTTCATATCCATCGCTTGATAACGAAGCTCATCAGCAAACAATCGGTATCTGAGCGTTGACTTGCTTGGACTCCACTTGTCTCGAATGCTCTGGCGTGGTTTGGGAACTGGTCTGATATTGAAGGTAATCATTAGGTGCTTGCAAGAGCCTTCAACTGCGAGAGGTACTGCTTTGAGAGTTGTTGACGTTTACGACAATCAACAGAAGCCAAGGCTTTTGGTTCTTCGTAGCGATACTTGGAAATCACGTTGAGCAAGTCATTGACGTCCGCAACCGTGGGCCAAGGCTTGATTGGTGTGGGATTCCAAGAATTGATGATTTTGGAAATGGCTTCTGCAAAGTCTTGCTGGTCAATCATTGACTTACTGCAAAAGGCTTGAACCCAGAGTTGGTGTAATCCTTCCGGTATGGGTCTGTTCAAATTCATCGAAACCATTGCCAAAGCCTGAATCACCTGTTTCTCCGTGACGTTCTGCATAATCCTCCAACATGCGTTTGACTGATTGCTCTTGTGCGGTGAGTCTGCGAGTTTGTTCCTGCGGCTTGCCTCGGATTGGCACAATTGGTGGTTCTTGGTGCTGCTGAATCAAGTCTGCGACTAGAAAGCGTTCAGCGTCTTTGGTGAAGCTGTCTCCGCATTCTGCCAAGTAGTGATTCGTGGCAATCTCAATCTCAGCAACGCTGAAGTTTGCCAACAGCCTTTTGAAGTGTTCCTTGGCTTTTGCCTTCCTGCCTGGATTCCTCGTCACCTTCATCCGCCAATCACTCCACCAGCTTTCAAAAGCTGGATCTATTTCTTTATTTTTTTCTTTATATTTAATTTCATCCTTATTTCTTTTATTTATATAGTTGTCCACATGGCTACTTGTGGACATCTGGACATCTGGTTTTTCAGGTTCATTTTCCAGATGGCTAGAAGTGGACATCTGGACATCTGGACTCTGTGGCTCTTGGCTAATAATCCATTGCCATGATTTCACCTGTCCTTTGTCATTGCGGATTTGTTGCTTCTTCAGAAATCCCGATTCCTTAAGTTCTTCCAATGCGTTCGTCACTCGCCTTCGGCCTTCTTGAAAATGGTCTCGCAACTGGTCAACCCGAATCTGAAAGTCTGGTGGCTTGCTGATGAGATATGCCAGCAGCCCTCTAGCAGTCAGTGAGAGGTTGTCATTCTGTAGAATGTGATTCCCAATCACCGTGTATGGGATGTTATCGGGAACTCGCTTGATGACGGTCATTCAAACCTCTAGCGTTTCAAAAGGATTGAGGTATTCAATCGGAACAAACCAAGCAGGAGAGCGAACGTCTGTTCTCCAGAACTGGTCCTGCTTGCCTTCACTGCCTTTGATCCAGCCGTGAATCTCGTAAACTGGCGAATTGCCAGTAACCAAAACGAAGTTGTCCTCACCGGAGTCAATCGGTCTGATGATGAGGTTCTTGTGGCTCAATGCCGTGCGTACTTGGAAACCGCAAACGTCCGGTTTCTTGAAGGTGTCCACGCTGCCGTCCCAATAGCGGCCTAATGCCTTGGCAACCGC